CGTATAAAAGTATTTTTTTGGAGAGATACTAAAGCAAATACCAACGAATATCCTTTCCGATATGACCCGAAAAATGTAGTGTATCAAATAGGGATCCTATATTACTTCAATCCTGATGTATGGAAAGATAAGAAGAAATGATAAGGAAAATACAACCTAATTAATGTTTTATCACAAAATCGCTATTTATCTCTGTTTAAGAAAGAAATAATACAACAATAGCCATGACTTATAACGAATTCCAACAACCTATCGGCGAGTCTCTTCCTGATTATAAGGAAGGACAATTCCCCAAAGTACAACGCTTAGAGGGAAAATATTGCATACTGGAGCACCTCTCTGCTGAAAAACATCTCAGCGACCTATATTATTTTTATGGCAAACCATACGCTGAGCTTAAGGACTGGACATATCTGTCTTCCTCTCCTGTAGCCAATAAGGAAGAGTTATTAGCTTTACTTATGAAGCAAGAAGCCTCCACTGACCCTTATTATTTTGTTATTATAGACAAAAAAGAAGGAAAGGCTATTGGTACATTTGCCTTAATGCGGATTGACCCCAAAAACCGCGTAATAGAAGTAGGTACGGTTATTTTCTCTAAAGCACTCCAACGTACCCGAATGGCAGCTTGAGTGACTTGACCTTGTTTCGGTCATCGACACCGAGGAAAAGAATTTTCTGCCCGGTGCTCTTGTGCTCAAATGACAAAGGGCTCACCCGTGCCGCAAATGCATCGGATAAGCCCAGCGCGTTGATTGCCCAGTCCACTTGGTTATAGACACTGTTGCGCAGCGTATTTGCGACTTTGCGCAGCACGACAACATGACAAAGCGAATTCTGCAGGAGGCCGAGCAGGATAGAGAGCGATGCAAAGCTCGACTTTGTGGATCCGCGCCCGCCTGCAAGCCAATAGTGCGTATAACGATGCTCCTGCACATCGTAGAACAAATTATCAAAGCTCGGTGCTATCAGCTCCGCAACGTTGACAACCCGCTTACTCACTCTGCATCACCTCTCTCGAATACAAACGTGATCGGTGACGCTCTCTCCGTCTGATCCTTGTCAAGGGATTTCTCTTTCAGCTTGACTTCGCGCTCGTGGAGACGGATGTCAGCGCTCTCGCCGATGGTGTCCAGTAGGATCTTCATCATTTTGGGATCGCCAGCACACGCACTCCGGACGATGCTGCCAAGCACCGCGTCACCGATCGTAAGGCCGTCGTCACGGATGCGCGCCGCGCGCATGATCCCGTTCTTGAGATCTGGATGGAGGTCTTTCAGTGTGAGCGAAATCGCCTCCTTGAGCGCCGTGCGCAGCGCTTTCTTGCGGCGTCGGGACTCACCGCTCTTAATGCCGCCTTTTTTTCTGATTTCTCTCTGCTCGTCTTCTGTTCGTTGATCAAACGGTTTTAGGTTCTTCTGCCCATCAGCCATCTACATGTTCACCACCTGCCTTTAAAAATTTATATTACGATTTCTTACGATTGTTTTGAGAAATGACGCGGGCTCTCGGCATTTTTCGTGCGATTTTCTTACGATTCCGCGCATACAAAAGGACACTTTGCAGCGCGCAGAGTGTCCCTAATTTCAGTCTACACTATATCACAGGTCAAAGGGGACATTAAAGGACATCTTTTTGAATTTGGCACATTGCTCCTCCGTGAATCCGTTTGACCTGTCTATAGCTATACCCCAGATCAACCGCGATCCTCTCTAACGTTTGTCCACACAAGTACCGCCGTTTCAGCACCGCGCGATAGCGTCCGTCCTTTAGTTTGTCAATGCGTTCCTCTGCCTCTTTACGCAGCGCGATCAGCTCATCCCATTTTGCATTAACGCGCTCAGCATATCCCTCCAATACCGCAATCGCATCGGAGAGATCGCCGATCTTGCCTCCGGTGACTTTATCCGCGTCATACTGGATCGCTTTCAGATGCAAGATATCGGCTTTTGCTTGTTCGTATTCTTGCTCAAGAAGCTTCAACTCCCGCTCGGCGTCGCGAACACGCCAGAGATACGCCCGCACTTGTTTTGTGTCAGTCAATTCGCATCTCCTCCAAGTCCCGCAAACGATACTTCCTCAGCTCTGCCCACAGCTCCTTGTTCTCCTCCCTGAGCATATCAATCTCCTCGGGATCGTAATTCTGATCCTCCTCCCGTTCCATTACGCGTGCCATCATACAGCGCATGCTCGCGTTGATGATGTGATTATCACTCCGATCACCTGCGAGCCACATAGCCAGATGGCGCAACGCCCGTGCGGCGTGCTCCTCTGCAGGGATATCCCGCCACGTTTCACCCGGGTGCTTCTCCGCACCTACTGTAAGACCTGTAGCTACCTCATCCAGCCACTCAAAATCAATGTATCTGTACTCATTCGACTCCGCGCTCTGTGGATATTTTGTATCTGCCATTTCTATTCTCCTTCTGGCGTTTCACTTATGCAGCACCATCATACGCAACCATACGCAGGAGACTGACAAGTTGCTGCACATAGCCGTCAAGACAGTGCTTTTCCTCCTCGTACTGCTCCCAGTTCAGCCAGCCCGTCGCATTATCACCGGTAATGATCGGCCGCAGTACATAGCCCCAGCGGTCATTTCGCACCAGCTGCGTTCCACCGCCTCGCATGTAATAGAGCCGCGCATAAAACTCTTTGTCGATCTCACGCGCCTTGCTGAGCAGGATAATCCAGATCTCCGAGTCCGCCGGCGAAATATCTGCGGACGGATCCACCGAAGCATAGGCCGTCACCTGCTGATCCTCACGTTCGAGCATCGCATAGGCGCGTTGCTCCACGCGCTCGATCATGGACATGTATGGACTTGCGTCTGATATTTTCTGCTGCACCTGTATTTTTGGCTTCACATGTTCGAAATAGCCCATAAGATTGCCTCCAAACTTGCAGGGGTTCCCTAAAAATAAGCGGGTTCCCTGACCCAGTCCCTTGAATTTTAGCATTTAAGGGAACCGCACTTTCCTTAGAGCCACAAGGCTTTAAGGGCAAAGGTTCCCTTGGTCCCTTAAAATTTGAAATACATATATATACTTTTTACCCCCCCTACCCTTTACCCTATATCTATGATTCAAGGTAAGGGTGGTATGTGTAGTATATATATGATATAAGGGAACCAAGGGAACTCTCTTATATATATGACCTTCACCCTTAAAAATACTGGATTTTTGCGGTTCCCTTAGCGGTTCCCTTAGGGTTCCCTTAGTACCCTTAAACTTATAGCGGGAGCTCTGCCCCTTGCGGAATTTGCACAACATGAATTTTTGTGCCATTGTAGCTCACCCGTTTCGTATAGCGATTTTGCTTTTTTTCGAGCGACGAGCAGATCAGCCCGCCCTCGGCGAATTCCTTTAGGAACTTATTCGATGCAAATCCCGCGCCGTCGAGTGCCGCACGCAGATACATCGGATAGATGTTGTAATAGC